TACTATCACTGATAGAAATTTCTGGAATAACAGTTTCTATATATTTAAGATGCTCCATCGGGATAGGGTGAGAATCAATCCGTTTAGATTTAATTTTTTTCTTAAACTGTATAAATTCATTCCATTTTTTAACTTCGTTTAATTCGGTTAAAATAGACTGGGGCACCTCTGAAAAATTATTTGTTTTAAATTTTTCAAAAGATGGCCAATCAGTTCCTGCTAGTTCGTTATATTTGTTTTCCAAGGCTGATTCATAAAATGGATAGCCGGCCAACGTTCGAACTGACCATTGCTGATTAAAGATAATATCAAACATACTAGGTCTAATAAAATTAAGTATATCTAGATACTCATTCCAAATTTGACTAACTCCGCCAATCGTCAATTCATTGTGTCGGCCTATACTATTTAAATTTACCATAGACGTAAATATATGAGGAATTTTGTATTCTTCTAACATTTTTTTAACTGCATGAATTACAGCTAAATTTGTAATGAGATAACCTTTGTCATCTGCGTATTTTACCACTAATTCGTTGCTATATTCTTTTTGACAAAAAATATTTCCTGGAGATATCCATTTATTATTAACATAGCGATCTTCTCTAGCTATGTTAGTCCACATTATAATTACTAAATCGTTAGAATTTAATTTATTTTTTAAAATACACTCTGATAGTAGGTATAATATTAGATGATTACCGCTACCAGCCTTGCCCCAATTTTCAAAGTAATCATACTCGCGCCCAATAATATCAGCCCAAGTCGGCCAACTATACTGAGTAAAGCTACAGCCAAATGTAAACAATCGTTTCATTATATAGCTCTTGCATCATGTAATAAGTTTTCAAGACCACGTTGTCGTTCGAGGAACTTAAAGAACAAAGCCAATGTATTAACTGCGTCAATGTCTGCTCTGTGCGCTGTGCCTTTGAACTGTAGTTTAAACGTGCCCATAGCACTAGCAAGCCCACCACTAGGATTCTTACCACGTGCAAACATCATAAACGTATAGAAAGTTTTACAATCAATCCATCTGCGACCAAAGTGTGGAAAATCAGCATAGTTTTTGCAGAACTCATCTAGTAGTTCTCTACTATCTCCACCACCCCAAGTGATCGGATTAATCCAAGTGTTGTGCTGTTTAATTAAGTCACTAAGTTCACGTGCAACTGTAACATGACTTACACAGTTTAATCTAATGTCGTGATCAGTAATACCAGTTAGGTCAATGATAAATTGATCAATTGGTTCGTTTGGATCAATATACCATTTCTTAGTTATGTAATTTTCAAACTTATCATTTGCACTACCAATGGCAACGCCAACCTGAATGATTTTACCACTAGGTTGGTTTAATTCTAAGTCTAACGCTAGGAACTTCTGTGATTTTTCTATCAAAATATACTTTCTAAAAAATTTCAAATAAATGATTCATTGTATCGAGTCTAATGCCTGCCTTGCGTACTATATTTGCTTCATCGTTAATATTACCAATTGGTTTTTCACCAACGGCAGCAACATACGCATCAATTAACTGTGCTTCTATAGCATTAACCTCGTCCCAGGGATTAATAGTAACAAAGGGATAATTAGTTAAATCCCAAATTTTGATCTTGATATGATCTTTGTCAATGGGAAACTTATATAGATCTAAAAAGTCTTCTTCGATAATACGCCAGTCTGCCCCACTAGATCCGTTTAGTCGCTTGCTGCCCCAGCTCTTACTATGGCCAATTTGTCTATATAATCGCTCACCATAGTTTCTACTATTGTCAGCACTCATACCGTATTTGATAACAATTCCCTTGCACATAATTTGATAGCAGTATCTATCTATACCAAATGCCTTCATAATTAAGGAAATATCGTACGGAACTTCGATAGTAGATACATCGATGGTATGGGTAGGAATAATATTCCAATTTACATTAATCTGCATGGTTTGCCTTTCTAATTAATTAAATGATACAATGTTACTGCTTGTGCAGGGTAACTAGCCGTCATCCATTCTGCCATATTGCTAGCATTGTCGCTTAGTTTAACTAGATCATATTTGCCACAAAACTTTAAGAACTGCGCACCCACCATTGGACGATTAAGTGCCGTTGCATTAGTCTTAATAGTTTCTTCAATTTTAACCTTGTATTCATCTGGTTGAGCGGCTAAGTCTACTAGTTGTACATTACGCTGATAATCATCTAGCACACGATGCTCATCACCATTATGGTCGGTCCATCGTTGTAGCATAAGATTATTCCAAGCATATCCCTGTTTATCTTTGTCAGCAAACGCTTCTTCTAGACCAACTTTATTCTTAGTACCTTTAGTACGCACACCAGGATAAGCACTAAAGATATTATCTGTAGGGTCACCACGCATACACTTTTCAAATAAGATGAATTTGGGGTCTGGAATCTTCTTGGGCTCTTTAGTTTTCTTATCGATAACTAGTTTACCTTTCTTATCGTATATACCAGTAAGCGTGTGCAATTCATCACTAATACCATTGTACTGATTAACATTCTCACTTAAGAGTTGATAAAAGTCTGTATCGCTTGATACAATAGTATGGTGATCGGTAGGATGAGTTTGAATCCAACCTGCTACTAAATCATCTGCTTCTAAGTTTGCATGTTGCAATACTGTGCAGTTAGTCTTTTCAGCTAGGAATGTTTTCATAGCATCAAAAGCGTCCCAGAACATCTGTTCTTCTTCTTGCTCTGCTTCAGTCTTAGCCGCCCGTGCCACAGCGCGATTGGCTTTATATGGAGTGTAAAAGTCTTTACGCCAACTACGTCCTTCTAAGCAGACAATAACATGATCCGCTTTTTGATCGCGCCATGCTTTGTTAATACTAGCTAACGTAACGTGAATGGCAAAGCCCAACTTATCCCATGTGTCGCTTTGACGATGGGCACTGTGTCGGGCTCTAAAGAATGTGTTTGCTGCGTCTACGATTAAATATCTCATGTAGCTATTATACTTTCATTTATAAGTTTTGTCAAGTGATTTGACCATGCTTGATGCGCATCTACACCATAGTGATAGCTGGTTGGAGATACAGTTTGGAATCCCCAATTAGCTAATAATTTAAAAAATGTTTGTGTGTGATTGTATGGTTCATAATAGCTATTACTCCAATCTAATTTATTAGAAGGAGTTAATCCACTAAATGTATTGAAGAATAGATGCGGAATATTATTAGTAAGTAGATGCTGATGTAAATTCCATATATCTAATTGAGCTTGATCGCAATACTGTTGTACACTATGTCGATCTAATACCCAATTTTTATAAATGGCAATGGCGTCTGCTGATAATTTATCAATACCCATATTTGCGCTAAATTGATGCCAATATCCATCGATAAAGAATTCTTCTCGTTCCCAGGTTGCCCAACCAATTATTATTAAATCTGGGGCAGGATTATTTTCTAAGTAGGCGTGTGTAGTTCGTATGATACGTTGATTACTACTACCACTTTCTGCATTGCACACTAAGGTGGCATTGTAGTAATCTGCTACTTGTTGTCCGTAGCTAACTCGAATATTATCTGGGTGCGGAACACGACCAGCGGCTGTTTGCGTAATATCGTAATGATCCCACTCCATAGCAGGGTCATCGGATAAAAAACAAAAGGCATTTGCTGCCTCTGCTCCTGCACTATGACTATCACCATTTACATATATTATCAAGATACTTCCGTTCTGCCATTACCTAGATCACGTCGATTACTGCGTTTTTCAGGATCAGCTTGATCCTGTTCGTATGTTTCTGTAACTACATTGCGACATACAGTTTTAAACCAATTATCTACAATGTCTTGGTCTGTTTTGCCCTGATAGCCCGCACGAACTAATTTAGCAACAAATATGTCATTCCAATCAAGTTCAAACGCACCTTGTCCTGGATCCTTTTCATCTATTTCCATGCCAATAATTTCTACCCAAGGTTCATTTTTTGCAGTTGCTTCATCTTTGGCTGATACTACTTTAACTTTGGCTTTGGCTTTGGCTTCTGCACGTTTAGCTGCAGCTTCAAGTGCGGCTAATGCCTTAGCTTCGGCTTCTGCAGCCAACTCTGCTTTGTTTAATCCTAATGATGCTTTAATTTTTTTCCACATAATATATCCTTAAAATAAATCTAACTCTTCCCATGGTAAACCATCCTTACCAAAGTGTCCGTAATTAGTTGTACTACTGTAAATAGGGCGGAACAGTTTAAATCTGTTAATAATGCCTCTAGGAGTTAGGTCTACATTAGTAGTTATCCACTCGGTTAGTTCGGTATTATTTCCATCACTATCGACATAAACACTCATTGGTTGTTCTACACCAATGGCATAGGCTAATTGTACAGTTGCCCAATTAGCACGACCACTAGCTACAATGTTTTTAGCTAGGTAACGAGCCATGTAGGCAGCACTGCGGTCAACTTTAGTAGGATCTTTGCCGCTAAAAGCACCACCGCCATGGGGGCAACTACCACCATAGGTATCAACAATAATCTTACGTCCAGTTAATCCAGTATCACCATCTGGTCCGCCAATAACGAATCTGCCAGTTGGGTTGATAAGTATCTCTGTATCGGCTTTGAATAGGGTAGGAGGTATAACATCAGTAATAATAGTATGAACAGCCGCCCGAATTTCATGAATATTGAATTCTTCTGTGTGCTGTGTACTGCATACAATTTTAGCAATATGATTTACTGTGCCATCATCATTGAATTCTATTGTTATTTGACTTTTAGCATCTGGACCAAGCCAAGTAGCACCAAAGTTTTTGCGGCGATTTGCTAGTTCTTCTACAATCTTGTGACTCCAGTAAATTGCTGGCGGCATGTAGTTTGGTGTAGCATTAGTCGCATAACCAAACATAAGTCCTTGATCACCTGCACCAAATGTGTCTGTGCCTAGTGCAATGTCCGCACTTTGCCCATGTAATAAATTTGTGATTTCAACTGTACGCCAATCAAACCCTGTTTGTTCGTAGCCAATTTCTTTAATCGTTTTGCGTATGACACTTTCGACTTCTTCAGGATGAAGCGTAACATTTTTATATTCTCCAGCAACGATAACACGATTGGTAGTGACTAATGTTTCACAGGCACAGCGCACACTTACATTTTCGCCGTACATGGCTAAATCTAAGATAGCATCACTGATAGCATCTGCTACTTTATCTGGATGTCCTTCACTAACACTTTCACTTGTAAATAGATAACTCATCTCATACCCCATTTAATTTTTAACCACATACGTTCGTGTACATAATAATCGATACTTAATAATAGATGTAGTATAGTAGCAAATCCTGTCGATGTTGCTAAGTCACCCATAATTAACCAAGTCCAAAAGATTGTAAATAACCATGCTGTGAGCCTATAGGTAAGCATTCTAACTATGGTTCTTTTCTTTGTTTCTATCATTTGCCCCAACTATTGCCCCATAGATCAACATGTAATCTGGGACTGTAATAATAACCACGCTTCATAGCTTCGTCTGCGATATGGAACTTGTTACCATCATATACACTGACAACACCACCAACTGGCATAACGTAAACCATACCTATAAAGCCTGCCGTTCTATATGCCGTTACTGCACGATCAACTTCATCGAAGTCGCTGGGTGTTTCAATAACAAACTTAAGATAGGTTGTACCAACCTTCTCATAACTTGCCACAATCGCAGGCTTGATAGCATCTTCCCATGTTTCGCCACTGGCACTTAACTTTGGACTTACACTAAATGTAATCTCACGTGCTTGTCTTTTCCACAGCTTCAAGTATGCCGCAAAGTCCTCGTGTAATGCCTGTGTGCCGTTTGTTTCAAATGTTAAGTTAAGCAAGTTAAACATATCATCATGTGCTAATAATTTAGGAAACGCACGTTGCCAGCCTAATAATGGCTCACCACCTGTGATAACCAAATGCACATTATTACCATTTGCTTGTTGCCAATTGTTATTGGGAACAACATCGAGCATTTGCTTAACTGTTTCATCTACTGATAACAATGGACTCAGGCTTTTGAACCTTGGATCCCAGCTTGCA